GCGTTTCTAACAGCTACACTTTCAATAGCTAAACTACCTGAGCCAGTTGGTTTAAAATAAAACGGTTCACCGTTAAATACTAACGGTCCATTTTGTTTTTCAATAATAGCTTTAATTTTAGCAGGCGGAAAGTCTGGGTTAGCTTTTTTGATAGCATTAGCCTTCCTAACAGCATCAGCTTTCGTAAACTCTGCCATTACTTAATATGCGATAAAATCAATTGTTCTCTACCCGGATTGCAGCCAAACGTAGCTCGCATCCAGGATAACCAGTTGCTAGTCCCCTTTTCTTGATTACATTTCCGACAGGATGGAACCAAGTTCCTTGTAATTGTTTGTCCCCCAAAATAGCGAGGCACAACGTGATCCAAAGTAAGTTCATGTAATTCATAATGTTCTCCACAATAAACGCATTGACAGTTGAAGTGTTCCTTGATGGCTCTGCGCCACAGTCGTTTCGCTTCAGGACTCGTCATGGTTATGAGGTTGTAAATGTAGTGATCAGGGGATGGCAACAGCGGGGTCATGCGTACTTCTTACCAGTTCTGGGTCTACGGCGGTTTTTGGATGGGATCTCCAGTTTCCCGGTGTTTTTACCGGTGTGTGAAGCATCTTTACCGTCACCATTACCATAAGTACCTAGTTTCCTGTTAAGTTTGTTAGCATCAGTCCTAATTTTCAGACCTTTGCTGGTTTTGTTGTACTTCCGCTGCTGTTTTCTACGGCGAGCGGCTGCCTTAGGGTTTGACTTGTAGTAATCAGAAGTTTTTTGAGCCATACAACCTCTTCTGTACCATTTCAGGATCAATTTTTGGCATGACTGTCGCTAGTTTATCCAACGGGTTGCCCTCATATGCAACACCGCTGATGTCATTTTTGGCTAACCAGTCACAAGCTGCTTTGAGATCTTGTGTCGTGGCTTCACCAGATTTAATACGTGCAAGGAATTCAGATGTAACAAGGTTGTGAAGCTCGTTAAACTGATCCTCAGTTGCTTTTTTCTTCATTTGTCAGGGACACAATAGGTACAATGTCGTGACACAGTACCTCTACACGAGACCCAGGGCGGAAAGTAAATCCAGCCCTCATGATCTCGGTACACTTTAGAGCGCGTACAAGCTCATAATCTAACCTCAGCTTTTCCTCGTGCCGTTTGGCTATCTTTTTACACAACTCTGTCATGCTGCCGTCAAGCGGTACACTAAAATTAAGCTGTGCACCGTAGTTGTTATTACGGGTGTAGCCTTGTGGCAACGTATCGTTACCCATATAAAACGGGCTAAACGTCATAGTGGTGCCGTTACACGAGTTACCGCCGGTAAACTGTTGCCTACTAGGTGCTCCATTGTTCTGGAATTGGACCGCCTGGTTGGTCACGTTGCCCGTTGCCGCCGCGATGGGCGATGCATTGTTGCTTACTGTCGGTTCTTCTGCTTTAACCGGAGTTACTGCGAGAATACAGAGAGCGAGGTAGTAGTAGAGGTAGTTTCGATGTCGCGGGTAATATCGATTGTCTCGATGATTCCTGCGGCACGGGTCACAGTCTCCAGTTGAAACTGTTCGCCTGCTGTGGTTACCGACCAAGTAGTTGCGGAGTCGGTTATATCCCCGCTTGGGGTTACATTTGTTCCAGACCATGATGAGTATGCACCACCGTACACCTCAGTTGCAATGGTCTCAGTGATGGTTTGGGTGGTGGTAGTAGTGGCTTGCATTGACCCCTGGGTAAACTGCGGGGTAACAGTTTGAGCTGCTGCAGGTGATGCTAACAACAGCAATAGAAATAGTTTCTTCATTTAGGTGGCTCCGAAGTAGATTTTTTGGTGTCCATTCGACTGATCCCATAAGAAGCAAGAGTGCCGCTAAGCAAACTTGCAACGAAAGTGGGATCCATCTTTTGTAGCTTTCCCATATAGGAAGCTGTCAATACACCAGCACTCCACACGAGCACAAGTGCCTTAACGATTTCACTAAAGAACTCATTCAGGAAGCTCTTCGTCTTGTGCATTGTTTTTTTTCTTGGTTAGCAATTTCTTGATAAGAGGTTTCAAGACGCTAACTGTCCGTTTAAAGACTGCAGTAGCTGTAAGGGTGGCTGCAACGGAGACAGTAGCTGTCGTTGTAGCCGTAGCCAAAATCTCATTACTAGGCAAAGGTACCGTAAGATCAGTACCTGGGATGTCTACGTAACGGACTTCAGAAGGTGGTGGGGGTTGTGGAACTGGAGGAAGCACCGGTTTAGGTGCCGGTTTTTCCTCCTTTTTCTCGGATTCCGTTGTGCCCTGGACTCCCGGAGGTGGTCTAAGGTCACTAGGAGGCACTACAAGCGGCTTGTACGAGGGTATAAGGGCTCGTGGTACCTCCAGTACCGGACGGGGTAGCAGAGGGGGCTCAGGGAGCCGTAGAACGGGCAGTATCGGCGGCTCACCTAAGTCCATCAGACGTACTCAGAGATGTAAA